TCGACCTATTCCTCCCCGAAAACGACCAGTACAGTCCCTGCCGGGCCCTGTATAGGCCAAACCAGTCAGGATTAGTAAATATATGCAACAACTCATAGCAGGCCCTAAGGGGGCTACTGAGCCTCGTTTACATAGTCCCTATCTCGATGGGCCTAATCGCGGTGACGAGGTAGCCCAGCTTGCCGAAAGTATCGGCCTGCCCCTTTTACCCTGGCAAGATTTTGTAATCCGAGATATGACGGCTGTAGACGAGGCCGGGATGTTTAGGCGGCGTACAAACCTCTGCCTTACAAGCAGGCAACAGGGTAAAACTCACCTAGCGCGTATGATGATGTTAGGGCATATGTTTTTATTCGATAGTCCTAACGTGCTTATTATGAGCTCTAATAGATCAATGGCTTTAGACACCTTTAGGCAAGTGGCCTACGCGATAGAGGGCTCAACTGAACTCAGCCGGCAGGTTAAACAGATCCGATACGCTAATGGCACCGAGTCTATTGAGCTTAAAAATGGGCATCGCCTTGATGTAGTCGCAGCGACTAGAGACGGAAGTAGAGGCCGTAGCGCCTCGTTTTTATACATTGATGAAGTACGCGAGATCAGCGAGGAGGCCTACCGGGCAGCTACGCCAACTACGCGCAGTAAGGTCAATAGCCAAACTTTGCTAACCAGTAATGCCGGCGATGCTTTTAGTACCGTACTTAACGATCTACGCGAAAGGGCTATGTCTAACCCTCCGGAGACTTTTGGCTTTTACGAGTACTCAGCTCCGGCCTTTGCCAAGATAACAGACCGTAGCGCCTGGGCTTTTGCTAACCCTGCCCTTGGTTACCTTTTCGATGAGTCGGTACTAGCTGAGGCGGTAAGTACTCAACCTATCGAGACTACAAAAACAGAGATGCTTTGTCAGTGGATCTCAAGCGCTCAATCACCCTGGCCACACTTATCCGTCGAGGAGTCAGGGGACAAGGATCTAAAATTAGTACCCGGGCCTCTTACCGTTTTTGCCTTTGACGTGGCACCGTCAAGGCGTGACGGCTCACTCGTGATGGGCCAAGTACAAGCCGATGGACGTATAGCTGTGGCAGTGCTAGAGGTATTCCACTCGGATGTATCTATCGATGAGATGTTTGTAGCTAACGCTATTGCCAAATGGGCCAAAATTTACTACCCCAAACAAGTGTGTTACGACAAGTACACCACTGCCTCAATAGCCAAACGCCTCGAAGTAAATGGCATACAGATCACCGACATATCAGGACAAAAAGGGTACCAGGCCTCAGGCGATCTCTACGAGGCTCTAGCTAATAAAAGGCTCGTGCACTCAGGCCAAGATGAGCTAGTAACCCATATGGCCAATTGCGCGGCAAAAGAAAGTGATGCAAGTTGGCGTATCATTCGGAGAAAATCCGCAGGCCCGGTCGATATTGCGATTGGCTTAAGTATGGTCGTGCACGTACTTACCCAGCCGATGGGTGAGGCTAAAGTTTACGTATAGACACGCTAAGTATAAACGTACTTATGCTTGACATTATGGGAAAATGGGAGTTATGGGATTACTGCAAACTCTAGGTTTTAAGTCAGCTGATAAGCCGGCTATCGAGGCTCAGTACGCGCCTGCAGTTATGGATACGACGTACGGCTACGGATCCTTTAATACTAATAGCGCTTTTGGATATAACGGTCTAGGTATAGATCGTAATTTTGCGCTGCAGGTAGCAAGTGTTGCACGATGCCGTAATTTAATTGCTGGAGTTATTAGCTCTATTGATTTAGCACTTTATAAAAAATCAACAGGCGAAAAGTTAGGCTCTCCAATATGGTTAGAGCAACCCGACATACGCCAACCTCGGAGCGTAACTATTAGCGCAACCGTAGATAGTTTAATTTTCTATTCGGTGGCCTACTGGCGCGTGACCAGTTTGTACGCCGACGATGGAAGGCCTAGCGGCTTTGAGTGGGTAGCGAATAACCGAGTTACATACACTACAAACCAATACGGCACCGAAGTTAAAGATTATTTTGTAGATGGTGACCTTGTACCTATGGGCGGTATCGGATCACTTGTAACTTTTCAATCGTTAATACCAGGAGTATTACAAAGCGCTGGTACAACTATTAAAGCTGCATACGATGTACAAAGAGCCGCAGCTGTAAGCGCTGCTACTCCGATGCCTACAGGTATTCTAAAAAATAACGGTGCAGATTTACCGGAGTCTCAAGTACAAGGTTTACTAGCAGCGTTCAAGAGCGCGAGACAAAATCGCAGTACTGCATATTTAACAAGTACTCTCGAGTATGTCCCTACTTCATTTTCGCCGAAGGATATGGCGTACGCGGAATTTTCACAGTACCTCGCTACCGAAATTAGCCGGGCGATGAACGTGCCGAGCTACCTAATTAGCGCGGATATGAATAACTCAATGACGTATCAAAATATTTTGGACGGTCGTAAAGAGTTTGTAGCTTATTCTTTGCAGCCTTACATATCTGCAATCGAGGATCGTCTATCAATGAACGACATAACTAATAGCCAAAATCAAGTGCGTTTCGCGGTAGACGATACCTTTTTACGAGTCGATGCTAAAGATCGTTTAGATATTATCGAGAAAATGTTAAACCTAGATTTAATTAACGTAGACCAAGCCCGACAAATGGAACAACTAACACCGCTAGGAGATACAAGTGCTACTAACGTTTAGCCAAGAGATCCAAGCCGCCGATACAGAGCGCCGTATCGTGTCCGGACTTGTCGCACCATATGGCGAGATCGGTCATACAAGCGCAGGCCCTGTAATGTTCGAGCGAGGCAGTATCGCTATCCCGGATACTAATAAAATAAAATTACTATCGCAGCATCAACAAGATAAGCCAGTAGGTCGCGCCATTAGCTTCAGCGACTCTACCGAAGGCGTGTACGGATCTTTTCGTTTATCGAGTAGCACTCGAGGACAAGATGCTCTCGTATTAGCGCAAGAAAATCTCGTGTCCGGCTTATCCGTAGGGGTGGATGTAACCGCCTCTAAGCCGATGGGTGATTACTTGCTCGTTACGGCGGCAGTCCTCAAGGAGGTTAGCCTCGTCGAGAGTGCGGCTTTCTCAAGTGCCTCCGTATCTGAAATTGCCGCTGCTCGTGCTGCATTAGAGGCCGCGACAAGTACAAAAGAAAAAACTACTACTATTTCTACGACTATCGTAGAGATCGAAACCGAAACCGAAAGCGAGGAAGCTGTGACTACAGCCCCTGAAAACACCCCGGATACTCCGGTAGAAACTCCGGCTGAGGCTGCCCCTGTCGAGGCATCTCGCCAAATCATCCGTCCCTCAGTACTAGACTCTCAACGCCTACGTACTCCTATCGTGTCTATGGCGACATACACAGAGCACAAAATCAAAGCTGCACTAGGTAGCGATGAGTCTAAGCTCTATGTAACTGCAGCCGATGATTTTTCTACAAACCCTGCATTTAATCCAACACAGTACCTACAAGAGTTTGTAACTAACACTCGTTTTGGTACCCCTGCTATCGATGCTTGCTCTCAGGGCGTTTTGCCATCAAGTGGTATGACGATCAACGTGCCATCACTTGTCACCGCAGCTGGTGGAGGTACAGGTGTTGCACCAACAGTTACGGTAGAACCTGAAAATGGTGCAGTTTCTAATACAGATATGCAGACTAGCTATCTTACAGGAACAGTATCCAAGTACTCCGGAATGGGTACCATATCGATTGAGCTCCTCGAAAGATCAGATCCGAATTTTTATGCGGAATTGACACAGCAGTTACAGAATTCGTACTTGACTACTATCGATACTGCAGTAGTAAACGCTCTACTTGCAGCTGGTACTTTTGCATCAGCTACAACAGGCGATAGCGATGGAATTATTGCTTACACTTCACAAGCTGCAGCAGCGGTATACAAGAACACAGGTTACTTTGCGCAGAATTACATCGGTAATGCTGCACAGTGGAACCTACTAATGGGCGCGACAGATACTACAAAGCGACCAATTTACAATGCTATCCAACCTATGAACGCTGCTGGACAGGTAGGGCCTCGCTCTATTCGCGGTAACGTACTAGGACTTGATCTATACGTAGACAAGAACTTCACAGAGACTACAGTCGATGACGGATCAGCAATTATTTTGGCGCCTGAGGCGTTTACGGTTTACCGTAGCCCACAGGCTTATATGTCAGTGAACGTAGTATCTAACCTACAAGTACAGGTAGCGATCTACGGCTTTATGGCAACAATCGCAAAAATGCCTAACGGTATCGTTAAGTTTGCGAAGCTACCGTAAGCAAAAACTAATAGTCGGTAGGGCTCTTAGCCCTTTGAGCCCTACCGGCCCTTTTTAAGTGAGGAGATAACAGTGCCGGCCACATACGTAACCGAGGCAGAGCTACGAGCCAACCTTGGCATCGAGGCTTTGTATTCGTCGGATATTGTTGAAACGTGCTGCCAAACTGCTCAGGATCTCCTTAATCAATTTTTATGGTTTGACTCAGTGCCAGTAGTTGGAGTTACTCTACAAAATAATGTAGGTACGGCTATGGTCGCTAATCCTGCAATCTTTAGTACTGGCCAGTCTGTAACCTTGAGTGGATGCGGCTCAACCTTTAACGGTACCTACACGATTACTGGTACTTTGCCTTGGACTAATGGAACCTCGACTCAACTGCCCTCTATCGCCTGGAATACTCAAGCGTGGAACTGGCCGGCAGGTTATAGCTTTATACAGTTTACCAAGGTAGCCGCTAACGTTAATTTTCAACGCATACTCCCTTACGGCTCAGCCGTCGGAGCAGATACAAAGACGAACTCTTATGCCACTACCCCAGCGATCCGCGAGGCCGCGATGATCCTAGCCGTAGATATTTTCCAAGCTCGCCAAGTCTCACAAACTGGTGGCGTATCCATCGATGGATTTAGCCCGAGCCCATACAGAATGGGTAATTCAATGATCGGCAAAATCCGTGGGCTTATCGCTGGATACACAAACCCAAACAGTATGGTCGGCTAATGCCCGCACCTATTACTACTTTACGCGCATCACTAGCTACAGCCTTAGCAAACGCTAACGCTTGGAATACTTACTCGTACCCACCGCCAACTATTACGGCTAATAGCGTAATCGTAGCCCCAGCGGATAATTACATTACTCCAAGTAATAACACCAATGCAGGTATCGCACCTTTAGCAAACCTAAAAATTATTATGACGGTGCCAATGCTGGATAATCACGGAAACCTCAACGGCATCGAGACTTTAGCGGTAGCAGTATTTAATAAACTAGCTGCCTCAAATATCGTAATGAATATTGGCAGTATGTCGGCTCCTAGCGTACTTAGCGTACAAAGTGGAGACTTACTAACGGCCGATTTTAATATCTCAATTCTCACGAGCTGGAGCTGACAATGCCGTACACAGAGGATGATCTAAAGTTTTTGCGAAAGATCGGGCAGATCGTAGACGAGCCTGCACCGGTTAAAGTAGCAAAAGCAAAGCCAATAACACCAACACCAACTACAGAGAGCGAGGAATAGGCTAATGGCCATATTCTTATCAAATGGAGTGGTCGTAACCCTTAACTCGGTAGACCTCTCAGATCACGTAACAAGCGCTAGTATCTCGAGAGTTTTCGAGGAATTAGAGGTCACAGCGATGGGCGACTCATCGCGTAAATTTACTAAGGGACTAGAGACTTCCACTATTACTCTAGATTTCTTAAACGATACTGCTACAGGCGAAGTACTACAAACTTTGCAGGCGGCTTGGGGTACTACAGTGCCTTTAACTCTTAAGCAAACTAGCGCGGTAGTCTCAGCTACAAACCCTGAGTACCAAACTACAGTGCTAGTAAATAACACTACAGATATTAACGGCGCAGTCGGAGATATCTCTACTCAGAGCATTACATTTACTTGTAACTCTCCTATCGTCGTAGACGTAACACCATAACCAACTAACAAAGGGGCAACAAATGGCACGACTCAAAATAACAAGGGCTACCGGAGAAGTAACCGAGCACCAAATTACTCCTCGGATTGAGTACGCCTTTGAGCTCTATGCAAAAAAAGGTTTCCACAAAGCCTTTAGAGATGATGAAAAGCAAACTGACGTATATTGGTTAGCGCACGAGTGTCTTAGATCCTCGGGCGTAACAGTGCCAATTTTCGGAGCAGACTTTTTAGATATGTTAGTAAAGGTCGAGGTACTAGACGACGAACCTTTAAGCTAGGGCGGGACTCCCTTACCTATCAGGTAGCGCAACTATCTATACGGTTAGGGATCCCGCCTCAAGCGGTACTCGACCTCGATGCAGAGATGTACAAGATGTTAATACAAGTGCTAAACGATCAAGCTAAGGAGGTTGAACAAAATGCCCGTAAATCTCGAAGGCGTTAAAGGCACCCTTAAGGCGATCCGTAAAGTAGATCCGGAGTTGCTTAAGGAGATGAACACCGAGATTAAAGCGGTGATGATCCCTATACGTAATAAGGCGCGAGGTTATGCTCCATCGCCTCAACCCGACAACCTTTACGGCTGGAACGAAAACACAGTAGGCCGAAAGATTACGGCTCGTAACTCCTCGTTTAGAACTACTAACGCAGAGGGCCAAATACGCCGTTTTCCACTTTATGATTATGAGACAGTTAAAAAGGGTATTTACTACGCCCAGGCTCCTAGCTCACGTAACCGTAATGGGTGGCGTGCTTTGTACTACGTCGCTAACCGATCCGCAGCTGGCGCTATCTATGAGACTGCCGGGCGTGTTAATCCTGGAGGATCCTCAAAGAGTCGATCTACCAACCCAGGTGCAGGTGCTCATTTTGTTAGTCGTATGGGGCCTTTGTATGGCAGTGATCGCGCCGAGCGCGGTCGTATGATTTTTAGAGCTTGGGACGAGGATCAAGGTAAAGCTCAAAATGCAGTAATTAGAGCTATTACTAATACCGTTAATGCCTTTAATCAAGGCAGATATGCGAAGGCGGCATAATGGCAAAGGTACCTAGTTTATTAGTTAATGCCGTTACCACCTTTGACGGCAAGGCACTTACTAAAGGCCAAAAGCAGATCGCAGGTTTTGAGAAGGGCGTAAAAAGCCTTGCTAAATCTTTCGGCATAGCCTTTAGTGTTACTGCTCTAGCTAACTATAGTAAAAATGCGGTTAAGGCTTTTGCCTCTCAGCAACTAGAGGTAGCGCAATTAACCACAGCCGTACGTAATTTAGGCCTAGCCTTTGCTACTCCTGAGATCGATCAGTACATAGACAAGCTCGAAGCGGCTACAGGTGTAAACCGCGACCAGTTACAGCCGGCGATGTTAAAACTATTGCAGGTAACCGGATCAGTAGCTAAGAGCCAAGAATTATTAAACCTTGCTATGGACGTATCAGCCGGGACAGGCACCGACTTGGCAACTACAAGCGAAAAATTAAGCCAAGCATATGTAGGTAATTTTAAGGGACTACGCTCGCTTAACCTAGGACTCACTCAGGCTGAGCTTGCCTCGTCTAATTTTGAGACAGTGCAGCAACGTCTACAAGTCCTATTCGCTGGCCAAGCCAAGGTAGCCGCCGATAGTTACATAGGCTCGATGAATAAACTTGCCGTAGCCTCAGAGAACGCTAGCGAAAAGATTGGTAAATCTTTACTTGGTGCTCTTACTGCCTTATCCGGTGGCGAGACTATCGACGATACTATTAGCAAGATCGATACCCTCAGTACTGCTATTGCCGGTTTAATCGATGTAACTCTAGGCCTCAAAGCCGGCGAAGTACTGCAACAGTATTACGGCCTCAACGCTGGAAAGATCCCAGGTGGGTTTGGTAATCGCTCGCTATCGGCTGGCAACCAGGATACACAAAAGGCCGATGCCAAGGCGCGAGCCAAGGCCGAGGCTGATGCTGCTCGACGTGCAAAAGAGTTATTAGCACTCCAAAAGAAGTCACAGATCGCCGAAAAGAATAAGCTCTCACTCTCTAAGGCTGCTGCCGTTTTCGATACTCAAAGAGTTTCACTTGCTGCAGCTCTTAAGGCTACCTATGACAAAGAGACACGTTTACGCTTAGAGGCACTTATCGCCATCGAGGAGGATAACGGTGACCTCGCGCTACGAAAGATAAGCGAATTAGCAGCACTCCAAAAGAACGCGGATTTAGCCAAACTAGCAGGCGTTAAAGAGATCAGCGATGCCACACTATTGGCAATTAACACCCAACTATTAACAGAGCTAACAGCAATTAACAGTAGCAAAATGGCCGAAGGCGATAAGGAGCTAGCACGTGAGGAGGCGTTTAAGAAGTATAACGCCGCCATAGTCGCAGCTGGCCAGTTAGCGGCCAAGGAGTCATATAGCGAGCGTATTCAGATCCAACTAACAGAGATAGCACGTTTAGCCTCTTTGAGTAAGACTACAAGCGCAGCTACTACAGCGACCCTATTACGCGAGTCTGCTGAGTTATCGATGATCGACCGAGTAGCTAAAGCGCAAAAGTTAGCAGACGATGCTCGACTTAAGGCTCTACAAGATTACATAGCTTTATTAGGCAAAATAGGTACAGGCGGTAACACCGGAGGGCTAACCTCTAGCGGCGTAGGCTCACTTATACCTAAGTCTACGGTTATCGATACCGTCGATAAAATGGCCGAGGCTACTAAGGGACTTAAAAAAGATGTCACTATCTTTGATTTATTTCCAACTCTTACCGAGGATCAGCAAGGCGATCTAGGCGGATACAGCCCCACTATGAATTACGGCGCTGGATACCCTGCTACCTATAATATTAAGATCGAGGCAGGCTTGAGCGATCCCGAGGCAGTAGCTAGAGCGGTTGAGGATGTACTTAATCAATCCGGATACAGAGGTACCTCGGTAGATCGAGGAACAGGCCGGTATATTTAGAGTGAGTACTTGGCTCCCCGAGTGGAAAATAATTGTCGGTACTACCGTCTACGATAACGTGCTTAGCGTAAATATGGCTACTGGCCGAGATGATATCGATTTACAGTGTAACGCCGGCTACGCACGTATGGAGATCATTAACGTAAATAACACAGCGTTTGATATTGACGTAACCGATAGCCTAACCCTTGAGCTTAAGAATAGCGCCGGAGTATATGTACCGGTGTTTGGCGGTGAGGTATCCGATTTTGGTATATCTGTACGCTCGCCTGAGGAAACTGGATTTATAACAATCGGTAACATATTGGCAGTTGGATCCTTGGCTAAATTGACTAAGGCCCTTTTTCCGGATGCCTTGGCCAAAGAGTATGACGGTACACAGATATTCGACATACTTAACGAGCTACTTATTAACTCGTGGTTTGAGGTAGCACCCGCGCTACAGTGGGCAGATTATAACCCTACGACTACGTGGGCCAATGCTGAAAACGTAGGACTTGGTGAGATCGATCAGCCTGGACTATACGAGATGATTAGCCGCTCAGCTGATCCGTTTAGCAGCTATAACCTTTGTGCTCAGATCGCTCAAAGTGCCCTCGGCCAACTCTACGAGGATAAGGCAGGGCGCGTATGTTATGCCGATGCCGACCATCGCACCGCCTACCTATCGGCTAACGGCTATACGACTTTATCGGCTAATTACGCCGTACCCTCTAGCGTTAAATCTATTTTACAAATCGGTAAGATCCGTAACTCCCTTGTATTTAACTACGGTAATAACTACTCAAACCAAGCTACGGCCCTGGATGCGGCCTCTATCGCTAACTATGGGCGATATCAGCGCAGCGTAAGCTCTAACCTACATAACCTCAGCGACGTAAATGATGTTATGGATCGTGAGCTAGGGCTCCGTGCTATCCCACGTGACCAGCTGCAAAGCATTACTTTTAGATTAGATAACTCAGCGCTACCCGATGCAGAGCGAGACAAGCTCATCGATGTATTTTTTGGTGAGCCTGTAGTACTTAACGATTTACCTATCAATATGTTTAACGGATCATTTAACGGCTTTGTAGAGGGCTTTGCGATTAGGGCTACGCCTCAGTTTGTAGACCTTACCCTTACTTTAAGCCCTACAGATTTCTCACTTGTCGCGCCACAGTGGGACACAGTAAGCCCGCCTAGCCTCATTTGGACAGGTGTAAACGCTACACTTGAGTGGGAAAACGCATACGGAGGTTTAACCTAATGGCAACAGTAACGCCTAACTTTAATTGGCCGGTACCTACATCGACCGACTTAGTAAAGGATGGAGCTACGGCTATCGAAGCCCTAGGCGACTCCATCGATGCCTCGCTAGTCGATCTCAAGGGCGGCACCAGCGGACAGGTATTAAGCAAAAACTCGAATACGGATATGGATTTTGTCTGGGTTGCAGCCGATGATACTAACGCGATCCAAAATTCTATCGTAAACGCAAAAGGCGATTTAATCGGAGCTAGTGCAAACGATACCCCGGCTATTTTATCCGTGGGCGCAAACGGCGAGACACTCGTAGCAGATAGTTCCGCTACAACTGGACTTCGTTACACAGGCGGAACAGTTATCAGCAATCCGCTAATCAATTCTTGTATGGACATTTGGCAGCGCGGTACATCAATTGCTAACACAGCCTCAACACTTTACACCGCGGATCGGTGGGTAACAGTAGGAAGTCCAGCCGCCTTTACAATTAGCCGACAGGCAACAGGTGACACGACTAATCTGCCTAATGTTCAGTATTGTGCAAGAGTTCAACGAAATAGCGGTCAAACAAATACAACAGGTTTTGACTTCTTGCAAGGTTTTGAGACTACCAACTCAATTCCTTACGCTGGCAAAACCGTAACAATGTCATTTTATGCTCGCGCAGGTGCTAACTATTCACCGACATCATCTATTTTGCAAGCACAACTTTATTCAGGCACAGGTACAGATCAGTCACCGACGGCTGCTTTTACTGGTCAAGCGACAGTTATAAATCAAAATGCAACGCTAACGACGACTTGGCAGCGATTTACTTACACCGCTTCAGTCGGTGCAACGGCTACACAATTAAAGACAATTTTTTCAATGGCACCAAGTGGTACCGCTGGGGCTGCTGATTTCTATGAAATTACAGGAGTTCAACTGGACATCGGTTCTGTTGCATTACCTGTTCGCCGTAATGGCGCAACAATCCAAGGAGAATTAGCCGCTTGCCAGAGGTATTACTACGCTCACGTTTCAGGCGGGTCAAAAGCATTTGGCAATGCGAGTAACTTTACTTCATCATTTGCGCAAGGTTATGTTCAATTTCCTGTGACAATGAGAACTGCGCCGACAACGGCTTGCACATCGGGTACAGACTATTACGATTTCAATCGTAATGGTGCAGATGACTTATTTAATTCTTTAACTGTCTATCTTGCCACCACAACAGGTTCAATTCTTTACAATTCCACAGAAATTTCAGGAACTGCAGGTCAAGCAGGAATATTATTAACCAATAATGCGTCAGCATTTGTTGCCTTTACAGCGGAGTTATAATGACAATAAAATACAATGTAGAAG